GTCTACGATAGCCTTCTTGTTCGTGTCGTGATTGAACTCACCCTCAGTCTTTTGTACAGGCTGTCTTCGCAGCAGCTCCTCTACCACTCCGCCGTCCTCGTACTTTACCCTCATGCCTTTTTCTCCGCTCGAAGGAACACCAGCAAATGCCAAGGCTGTTTGCCCGACTCCTGAGATAATATTTCCAAACGCATCTCTCTTCGCAGCCCTTGCCGCCTCGATGTTCTGCTGAGCCATAGCCCTGTCCTGCAAGCCCATGGCGTAGTCTTGTTGTTGCAAACCGAGCTGCAAACCTTGCTTCTGCTGAAGGGCCTGCTGCTCCAACCCTGCAAGTCTTCCCATCGCTCCAATCTCTCTCTGAAGGTCAGATTGCTTTACTTGTCGCTCCGCCTCTAATGTTTGACCAAGCAGACCACTGATGTTCGCAGCTGCCCTGGGGTCATTCATGGAGCCAAGAGCAGTAGCCAATCCAGATTGGATATAAGAGGTGTCTGTTGGCCTAATCCCTGCTGTAGCTAGGTCTCTTTCCGCTTGAGATACGTCGAACTCAAAAGCATCGAGCTTGCCTCTTGCGGCAGCCGCTCTTTTTTGAGCTTCACCTTTTATTTTTCTTTGTCTCTCTATTTCTTTTTTGCTGCCAATAAGGTCTGCGATACCAGCACCAATGCCAATTAGTCCAGCACCTGCACCCGAATTTGCTTGAGCGGCGATTGGACGACCAAATTCATCGAACCCACCTGAAGCTCCAGTGGTGTCTATGCCCGTCCAAGGATTGTAGGACCCCTGGGTGTTTCCGAAGTTAGTAGGTGTAAACTGAGAACCTGACTGATACTGACTCATGTCAATATTGCCAAGCAATCCTCCATTGTTGTATTTCTTCTTATATCCCATGGTCTACAAATTTAAGAATTTTGAGTTAAACGCGCAGCAGAGCTGGAAAACTCATAGTCTACGTTTATAGAGTGAAGCTCAACAGGTTTGTCTGAAAAACAATCAAACCTGGAGTTTAGATATGGACCCCTCATTTGGTCTCCGTTTATTTCTGTTGGGCTGTTAGCAAACATCCCAAACGAACCCAGTAAAAAACCTTGCACCGCCGCAAACCAAACACCCACTACTATTTCGTCAGACCCAAGAAGCGTGAGCGGAGGTACAAACCTAAAGGTCATGGACCCGTCACCTATGTCCAGGATTGAAACCGATGACCCAAGCGGTATGGCGCCTCCAAAATCATAGTACTGCTGATTAGCAAGGTATGTGAAAAACTCTTGAAAGTTGTACATACCTTGAGGTATAGGCAGCAATCCCGACCCTTCAAAGTAAGCAACAGCCTCTACTCCAATGCCAAAAGGAGTAGATAGAAAAGAAGAGTAACTCACTTCGTCTAACGGAACGGTTATTAGAATTGGGTCGGATGTTTGGTTTTCCAAGAATAACCCCATCGCCTCCGCAACAGCATCTTGAATCTGTTGATTGCCGCCTCCTGCATATAAAATAGCTGGTGCAGGAACCAAGTTTGCCGTCGAGTTGGATGCAGACCTAGGCACTTCAAAGTACTTAAACCCTTCTTTATCGTTTAGCTCCTGTAGCTCAACGGGGGTGTTTTGATTGTTTTCGTCTTCGTACTCTTCATTCGTAGAGAACCCAACCATCCATGCGTCCGCATTCGTCTCTAAAGAGACAGATTTAAATATTTTGACCGCCGATGGAGCATCATTGAAGCTTAATTCTAGTGACGAAGGGGCAAACCCGCCATAAAATGTGTTACGTTGAGGGTTCACATCATGAAGCCAAACCTTGCCGTTCCCATCTTTGAACGAAAGCATTTCGTCTGAGCAATTAGCATAACAAGTTGGGACAAAAGAATATCTTGTCGTCCATGCGTCTTGCCTTTTAGAAAAAGCAAATGTCACTTCTGGGGTTGGGATTTGAGGCATATTACAGTCCGAATATTGGATCGTTAGAGTTGTATGTCCAGTCATTAGTTCCACCCGCAACGCCTGAGGGAAGAAGGCTTAGGAAAATAAGCATGTCGACTGCAGTTATTTGGAACGTCGTGTTGTATCCATCTTCTTGAGTTGCACCACCTTGACTAAAGTACTCGCTTGGAGCGTTTCCGTTGAGCCTCATTGCAGGGTTAAGGTACTGACCAAGCTGATAAAACTGACCTACAGTCATTGGGTCCGCCCCTGAGAGGTGTTGCTGTTGTATAAAGCCTAACACCTGGGAGGTGCTAAACTCAGGGTTTTCAATAGTCGGGCCTGGATAGCTACTACTAAACGCAGAATCACTGCCTAAAAACTCAGTACCAAACACAGCTAAACTTTGAAGGAAGTCAGTTATAGTGATTGACCCCACGTTGTTAACGTTGTACAGGTGGCGGAAGTCCGACACCTGCGACTGACTAAAGTACTGATAGAATTCCCACACCTTCATTTCTCCAGCCGCAATTAGGTAATCAACAGCGTCTTGAGTACTGCTAAATATCGGCAATACGCTTACCTTGGGCGGAGGAAGCGCAGCCGTAGTTGTTTCTTGAGGTACAAAGATGGATCCACTTGTATTGTATTGCGTGTCAAAAACGGTGTTAAACAGAAGTAAGTCACTGGTGTCAATGAGACCGTCGCCGAAATAGTCAAATCTAAATTTCGCGTACAAAGTCTCGTCTATCTCATTCAACAAACCAAAAAGATTGTTGAACGTGGGGTGATTGCCTTCGTTAGGATCGTTCTTGAGGTCTTTCAAGTAATCTATTGCTAATTCTGCGCTCATGTCTTCTGGTGATATGTTTGTCAAGTAAAAGTCGTTGTACGCTTCCGTAAAGGCAACAGCTGCGTCAGACGAAGTGTATTCATCAACGGACACCCCGCTCCCTTCAACGTCAATAGTAACAGTCGGTTGGTTCGGGTCGTTTGTGGTAAAGTTTATTTCTCCAGAAAAAGTTTCGACGGAATCTGGATTAAAGAAAATTGTTACTGGTATGCTTGTAAAGCCAAACTCTGGAAGCAACACGATCGGGAACGCTTGGGCTGGGTTGATGCTAAACCTTGAGTTGGTAAACGATATTGCCTCTACATTTATGGGGTCGTTTGTGGTAGCCCTTAAGGTGACGTCTTGTTGTTGTGTTTGACCTACCCCCACATTTCCGAATGTAAGCAAATCTGGAATCACCTCAAGCTTTTCGGTCTGTACTCCTGTGGTTCCTCCTTCCCCGTCCTCACCCGAAGGCCCTTCTGTGTCGTCTTCCCCTCCATCAACGCCTTCGAACGCTGGCGTTATACCTGGTTGGGCTGGGTATGTTACCCCATACGGTTCGTCTCTTTCGTCTAGAACCAGGATTGACAATAAATACTCATCTTTTAAAGCGTCAAAGCCACCAACAATTCTAGTCTGCCCTACGTTGATCGCTCTTTTTAGCGAAGCTCGAATTAAAGAAGACATGCCTTTTTCGGATATCTCTTCAACCCCTTTACTTTTAGACCACCTATAAACCTTAGATAAGGATTTATTGCAAAAGTAAATCTCGTCGCCTGAGTTGTAAACAGACGATGGGTCATCATCACAACCAGAGACTCCAGGATAAGTAATAACTTCGCCTAAAACATTAAGGGAGGCAATAATTTGTTGAGACCCAGAAGCGTCAGATATTACGTTTTTGTTTACTGGAACAATACTTAGTTTTTCTTTTTGAATCACAACGATATAATCGTTGTAACTAACAATGTACTGTATGTCCCCGTACTGCTCAGAAAGATCTTTAAACGGAGCCAAAGAAGCGTTAAATGAAGAGTAGTTTAATTTAACACCTTCGGGGTTGCTTGCATCGGAGTAAATAATAGTAGCGTCTCTTTTTGTCTCTTTCTCATCATCAAAGACAACGTTTGGCCTTCCCTTATAGGAGAAAGAATCAGACCTAAACAGGTCGCTGGCAGACTCGGCCTCTAAATAGACCGTAGTAAAATTAGGCTGAGGTGCGGGATCTGCGCCGTCATCATTTGGGATAATGTCTAAATATTCGTTGTTTAAAAGGGGTTTTACATTGGTTGCAACCCTTCTGAACCAAACGTCTCCCTTCTCTAAAGTTACTGTTACTTGCTCGTGAGATAGATTACCGTATTGATCTCTTACCACTCTGTACGATTTGCTTGCTTCGTAGTAAATCTGTTCTTCTGGAGACAGCACCTTTTTCGGTGTTCTTATCTCTACGATGCAGTTTTTCTCCCAGTTGCTTGTACCTTCAAAAGCGACAGCCGAATGATTAAAACCAACAGCATTCACGTTGTCTTTGAGTACGAGGAATTGACCCTTTTGGTTTTCTTCTGGAAGTTCTTGAGAGGTGAGAGGGTTGTCAGCATCTCCTAAGTTCACTAATCCCACGACATCAAACTCATGATTCTCGTAGGTTCTAGAAGACCCAGGGCCATATGAAATAACATTTAGTTTATCCCCCTCCTGAAACTTATAAAGATTTAATCCTCCTTCTTTGTTTCTAGCTCCAAACGAACTGGCATAAGAGACTGGATGGCCTTGAAGGTAATTTAAGGATACGTATATGTTTTTATTGGATTCAGCTACAAGTTGATCATCTGGATCACCCCCCACGAAAGCACCCCCTACGCTATACTGAATGTAATCGTTAACAGTGCTATTCCCCCCATAGACTATCTTGTAGCTGTGAGCCCACTCTGGGGGATCATGAAGCAACTTAATGTCTATGCTTACTGCTCCGTACCCCTCCCCAGCATCTCTTTCTCCATAAGCTTTTACATAAGTACTATCAAGGTAATTTACAAAACCGTGGCGCCCCCTTTCGTCGTAGTAAACAATCCCAAAATCATGATTGGCTTTTGTTTTAAAGCTTTCATTTCCTTCCCCATATAGCTCTCCAGAGCTAGTCATAAGAAAGTTAAAAACAGAAGGGGTAACAACAGATTGATTTCTTTTGAAGTCTACGCTGGGAAAACCATATACATTGTCGTAATCGTTAAATATAGCTGCGCCTTGGACTCCCTCTGGTCTTTCGTACTCAAAATCTGGGTTTGCGAGCCATTCAGCAATTCCACTACTTGTAAAGACATACTCGGTCGTGGTTTTATTTTTTAAAAAAGGAAGCACCGTCGGAAAGTTGCCCGCTTCTACATTCGGTATTGTGCTCGCCATAGTTGGCGTAAGGGACCCCCCGTAAAAAACTGTGTTTTTGTGGCGATGTGAGCCAACCTCGCTTGGATCGGGCAGATAATAGTAAGGATTGACCGTGACGCTACCTTGGGCATACATCCTGAGTTGGTCGTAAGGGTGTAAACTCCCTTCTGTTGCATACCCCTGAGCTGGACCCCCTCCTGGTCCAGCAGCTCCGTCACTCAAAGATTTTTGGCTCATAGCGCCAGGCCAAAAATCATCGCCATATTCAGAATCAACAATCCACAAATAAGGATTGGGGAAGCCCAAATCCAAGTATGACAGAATTGGTCCCTGATCTGATATTATATCTTCCTCAAAAGCAGGAAAGACAAGCCGACCTATCTGATGTTGATAACCATGAGCAAATTGCGTGTGCACCACACCACTAGGCTTATTTGCAAATCCAGCGAAGTCATCAAAACTATAACCGTTTTGAGAGTCAAACCAACCAACGAGGTCGCCCGTTTCATGAATGTAGTCTATGTCGTCTGCTGATATTACTATCCATTGAGGTTTTGCCTGCGTACCTGGGGAGTCGGTTTCTGTGTCGTGAATACACGTATGAACCTCTGTGTCAGAAAGCCCTGCTAGACTTATACCGAAGTGATAAGCATGGCTGGGGCTTTCAACACCTATAGAGGCCAAGTATTCGTTATAATCAGAATCCATGTGGCCCCAGTTAGGCTCATCTGGGTTGATTTGTATTTCGGTGAAAAATCTTTTCAATCTAAACTTAGGGGTCCCTTTATTAACTATAAAATAACCAGTAGGAACCCCACTAATTGCTGAAGTATCGGAACCCCAAACGGCACATATCTTATCTGAATGAAGCAGAGGGCTTTCGCCTTGCCCTATTGTATGTTGATCTATCAGGTCTCCGCTTTCTAGACCTAAATCAAAACTGTAAGAAGCCTCGGCTTGCGCTTCAATCAGAGTGATTCCTTCACATTCGTTTATAAACTGATAGCCAGGCGGAACATTAGGATTACATATAGCTTCGGAAATTGCTAGACAAACTTTTGTTCTAGCGTCCGTTAAATCTTGAGTAGTTTTAATTTGAGCCGTAAACGTTATGGGCTGACCTTGAAATATGAAAGGATTGGCGGCGCCTGTTCCGAATATAGCTTTTTGATTTTGGTCCACGTTGGGCGGCGTTGGATTGTCACTATTAATCGGAAGAAACGCTCTTTTCCAAATGACCTCTTGGTTGACTTGGACCCCAGTCGGATCATTCACTGGCCCTCCCCATATCTTACCTTCTACAGCAGGCTGTGGCGTAAAGCTTAATTCTTCGTTTTCTACGTGTAATTCAGGTATTTTTGCGCCAACAGGAGTATCCCCAATATATTCATCTGCTGAGCCGTAAAGGCTTTCGCTTTGCTGATAGTTTACACCGTCATGAATACCGAGGTTTCCTCCAAGGGGCTGAGGTCCTCTTTGAATGGTTTGATACCCATACGCTGTATAATAATGCCAGTTCCTTTGAGGCTGGAGGGAAATGCTAAATGTTATATTTGTTTCGGCTGGAAGGTTGTCTGGGAGCTCAGAAAAAGACAAAAAGAAACTTGCGTTATCTGAGGGTTGAGCCTGACCATAAGAGCTATAACCACCTCCAAACTTTGACGGGATGTAGTCAACAGAATACTGAATAAAATCTTCAGGTCTTTCCTTGTAGTTTACAGTACAAATAGCTTCTACGTCAACTGCGTCAAACCCGTCTGTGTAATTGGCATACATCAGCCTATTTGAGGAGGTCGTTTGCGCTTTCGCTTTCCTGGGGACAGAATCAAACTGTTTATTTACTTCGTCAGTGCTTACACCTCTAAGTATTCTGTCATTATAAAAGTTATAAGAAAAACTTTCGGGTGAAGCATCTAGCTCATCTATAATCATAAAAGAGCCCGTATTGCCTTGCCTGCCAAGAAGTCTAACCTTGCTGATTTCGGGGCCGCTACCAGGAATCGTTAAAACACACCTGTTGCTTAAAGAATCGTCAATGTTTGTTTGAGCGCCCTGCTCAATGATCACAGTAGGGAAAGCAATGTCCGAGTATGAAGATATTGAGCTCTCAACCCCGTCAAGGTAGATATGCTGATAAGCGAATTGAAACCCTGGAGATCTTGAGAAATTGTTTACTGACCTTTCAGGATCTTGATCAAAGTAAAACGATATGTTTTCTAATGGAACCTTTGGGCATGCGGTTATAAAATCTGCCTCTGCAAAAGGGTCCACACCATGGATTTGAGAACCAGAAGAATTGAAAAAAGCTCTGTATGCGTTTATTTTTCTCGGTTCGTTAGCCCCGTCTGTAAAATAAATAATTACGTCCTTGTCAAACTCATCTCCCGATTCTGGAGGAGTGCTTTTTGATGCGTTGCTGTAAACGATATCTGCTTTTACAAATCCGTTTTGAGGGAAGTTAAATTGAGAGCTCTTGTATATCAACCTAATAGAGGGTCCCTGCTGGGCGCCTCCATTGAAGCTGTTTAATATATCCCTCTTGTCGTAGGCCCAAACACCATGATCGTCAGCGTTTTGAGCGTATACAAAGAAATAAGTAATATCCGTCTTGACGTCCTCCACAGACCCTATCACCCTAGCGTCAGAAGGCAGTCCCTCGCCTTCGTGAATAAAGACCTCCTGTGTACCCTTAATGTTTTTAAGTACTCCCTCGCCAGAATCTGACTTAACGCCGTTCTGAAAGCCTTCATTATCGGGGCCAGAATAAAAATTCAAGGCATCCAGCATGGACACCTTGTTTATGGTCTTGCTGTCAGCATCTGAATTTAAGACCCTAGGTATTCTTTTATCTACAGCCATCAGTACTTAGGCGCTTGAATAAAGTTCTTACGAATTGTCTTCAGGGCTTCTTCCTTAGTGAAGTTGCTGAGTCTGGCGTTTGCTTTTCTTCTCTCATTGTAGTATTCAGCCCTGGCTCTTGCTTTTTCGTTTGCTGGGACAGAAGACTTACGTTCAATAATCTTGTAGTACATGTATGATCTCAACGCTTCTTCTGCGTATACGTGAACCTCTGGATCAGAAGACCTAGCTTCGTCGGCGATATACTCCAACACAATCTCTGAGTAACCGCTGTTAGTTTCCACTTCGATTCTGTTTTGATCGAGGTTAAGCCTGTACTCTCCAGCGAGGTGACCGCCACCCGTACCGTACAGCTTTCCCAGCCCGCCTTGATACAGATAGTTTTCAAATACGTAATAATCTAAATTGTCGTCGCTTCCAGCGGCTGTATTGTTCGTAGACGTTTTATCGTCCACCCTATCCCTTACCTGGTTGGAGATAATGTTCATGGGGCCTTTATTGAAGTCCGCTATCTGCTCTCCCGCTATAGTGCCCGTTTCGTACTTCCTGGAATAGTTAATGTGCTTGTTATTTCCAAAAACACGAACGATTCCATCCGAGTCAATAATTCCAATCTTAGAAAGATCAACAAAATCGTCTGGTAACGTAACGGTGTCGTTATCGTTGATGGACAGCTTCATAGACTTGATTTTCTTTCCCAAATCAAAACCTATCTCCCTAATGCCTCTGAGGGCAAAATTTCGAATAGCGGTGTCTGAAGCATTGCTTGCGTAGTCGTCACCGTCCAGCGTAACGATAAAATCGTTTATAATCTGACTGAGTTTTACTTTATTAAACGCCATTATTCAGATGCTTCTTCTTGTGTTGAAAATACGGATACGCTTTGATCTCTGAGTCTGATTCCAATGAGTTTAGCCATCTCCATGACTATTTCGTTTAAATAGTGAGGGGGAAGCATAAAGTTCCTAGAGCCAAGCGCATTAAACAGCTCCAGGCTTTCTCCAGTGTAGTTAACAACATTAAAGTCATAATAAGGAGGGTCTGCAGCTATGTTTCCGTCTTTGTCAAACGAAGTGGGTTTTGCATAGTACGTCAAGGAGTATGTCGAAATTTCAGGAAAAACTTCGATATCAACAGCAGAAACCAAAGCCACAGGAAATCCGCTCGTTGGATGCGATAGGTTGCTACCAATAATTCTATCCAGTTTCTCTGGGTCGTAAACCAACTCACAATTAATCAGAGCTGGTTGCGAATCGTCGAAACCGCCCTCAACGGATTGCAGCGGATTTAAGTCCGATGTGTTTACGTGGAGCGATATAATTTTAGAAAAGTCAGAGGGTTTAGGAATCAAACCATTTAATGGTGCAGAAACCAATCTTCGGTGGAAGAAAGACAAGTCTTCCTGTTTTTGCTTCCTAATAGATTTGTCTCTTCCTGGGTCGAAGTTCTGCCTCATAAGGCGCTTCGCGTCCACAAGCTCTGTAAATAGCTCGTTATAGATATTCATCTGAGCCAAAGCGGCAAAAGAGTTAAACACCTGGGGTGTAATGAACCCTTTCTGCTCTTTGTTTGCCAGGTCCTTTAAAGCTGTGTATACTTGCAGTACGCTAACCATAGAGCAAATATACGAAAAAGAAATAGGCCGTTACTTTAGGCCTTGTAGACCTCAAACATCTGGGAAGCTATGTCCCTAGAAAGAAGGTCCCCCAAGTCTTTTTCTACAATCCCAAATCTAGCGATTCTCATTTGTTGATGTGGTCGTCCAGATTGACCTATAACCATGCCGAAGTTGTCTACACTGAGCGTTCCATCAGTCTCTGAACCAGCTTCTTTTCTGGCTACAATTTCGCCAGTCCTGTCGTAAACAATAATTTCATTATCAGTCGTTCTTCTGATGACAAAACAATGCAGGTTTTCTTCGGAAGACATGGGCGGCTCCAACACGTCTGTTTCGTTAAACTTTCCAGCTATCGCGTCAACGAGACTGACTGGAGTAACAGGAAACCTGTTTTCCTTAAATGGAAAGGTTGATTTTGATGCCAAAAACTTAGTAGAGGGGAACTTAGAAGAACCGCGATGGCTAATCTCAAATTCGTCTCCGAGAGAATCCTTAGGGAAGAAACCCTTGGCTTCAGTGTTTGAGGTAGAGTCTCCGTCGTATATTGGTTGAGTAAGCGAATTTGGAGGTATAACTACAGCGGCGTATATGGTGTAATCTCCAGTTATATCTACGTCTTGGAACTCAAGCTTCGCTGGCCTAAAGCCTCCAGATCCGTCTTCATTTTCCACAAAGGCATTAGCCAAGAAATAAAGTCCTCCTGATGAATGACCCGTCAGATTAAAGAAAATTATGTCGTTTGGCCTTAGTCCAGCACCCTCGTCATTGACTAAGACTTGAGTGGGCGAACCACCCGAATTAATAGATATATTGTCGAAAGTTGGTATCTGAATTAAATTCAGGGTGTCTGCAACGCTGTACATTACGCCTTGCCTAAGAAGCCGAACCGTGTTGTCGTCAGAGGTGTTTCCTGTGGTGCTTGCGGCTGTAATTTCTGCACCTGCCACTCCCGCAACAACATCTGTATTCTCTATGAGTTTTCCTGTCGCTAAGTCTATTGTCTTTTTTGAGCAAGCTTTATCTGGTCCAGCAACAATAGGGGAAACCACAGTGGAAGAAGGTGTGATAGAAGCGTTTTTTGAAGAGCCGCCAGTCGCTTTAGGGTGATTGCGCATTGACAGTATATCCCCTCTATTGCTTAGTTTTTCAAGCGCTGAATGAGAAAAGTCAATTATAGGGAGGTTGTCAGCCGTCAAGAAATCCAATCCATCCAGCAAGTTCAGATTGTTAGACTTTCTTATTGCTGAGTTTCCAGAAATGCTTCTGCTTACTGGTCGGCTTCTAATAAAGGTGTCGATTTGCGAATCGCTGTCAACCTCCTTAAACGTATTGTCTTCCCCAGTCGCATCAAACTTCATGACGTTTTTCGGGGTGTTTTTGTTCATAAAGTTGACTATAGACTCGATGAGGTCGTTTTCAACTCCCTTGGCACAACGTATGATCACCTTGGTCTTTTCAAACGACTCATTTTCTTTTAGGCTGTTCTCCTCGAAGACAGAAGTGTTATTAAAGAATATGTTAATACTACCCTCTGTCGCCACCATGTAAGACACACTAGAGGCGGGAATAGCCATAACACTTATGCCTTTACCATTATCTGAAAACAATTGAGACTCTTTGCTAGGAGAATCCCTTTTAAACAGGAAGAATTTGTCGGTCATGTGCTATGAGTCTAACGTTATAACGCAAGCGGTAATGTCAGGGTCTAAATAAATAGAATCCACGTCATCCGCGATTACGATCAAGCCGTCTTCGCTGAATAGAATCGAATCGGCTATATTCGCCATAACTTTTTGCTCCTGATCAGAAGATATGGTTAACGTAACGGTGTCCAAAGATGCTGCCTGACCAGTTCCTAGGGAGCCAGGAGAGAACTTCAGCAAAAGAGTAGCATCAGCAGCACAAGTCATGGATATGAGTCTGTCTACTGGATACGTAGCCGCCTTGTCGGCACCCTCTACAAATTGTAAAAATTTAGACATACAGCAAATATACGAAAGAAAAAAGCCACCCGAAGGTGGCCTTTTATTTATGCTAGGCGTTCAAGCCTCTCTTCTAGAGAGGACAAGACGGAAGCGCCTTTCTCTGTTAAGCAGAACCGTACTGCTACATCCATAGGATCTTGGCCTACTGGTACCGATACAATCAACTTGTTTGAGTCAAACCAGTATACCCCATCTTTCTTTACGTTGATGAGCTGCCAGTCTTTTGCTTGGACCAAGGTAGCACGGGCTGTAACCTGTGGAGACTCAAACGCTTTCATGAACTCTGTTGGTTTGCGCTTGGCAATCTGGAGCAGGTTGAATCGAATATCCGAAGAAGAGGTGTTGATGTCCACGTTGTAGTACAACGCTACAGCGAGTAGGTCCTCAATGCTGGTGTCTCGAATCTTAGAGATAGCGTCGTTAAGAGCGAACTCTTTCTCCAGCTCTACAGCAGCGTCTTTAGTCTTGTTCACTTCCTTGAACATCGAACCACCGTTAGCTGCGTTTCCTGGATGCATCTCCATGAAGTCTCGCAGGTTTGGCTTATCCTGAGAAACAAACAGCTTCTTGTCTCGGAAGATAATGGCTTGACGTACCGCACGATCAGACTGTTCGTCAGACCAGATAGACGGCTCGTTAGGGCAGTAGCGAATTTCACGAACGGTGTCTTTCTCTTTGTCGTAGACAGTGATGCCTTTCTGAGGTAACAAGAAGGCTACGCCTCCGCCCTTAATTACTTCGTACTCTTTGTTGGTCTGCACCTTCTCTTCTCGCTTGAAGGTGGTCTTCTTTTTAGCTGGTGCTGGTACAGCAGCAGGTTGAGCTTTTGGTGGGCGCCCAGGAGCCTTTTTAGTTTGTGTAGTCATATTGAATTAAATTAATGATGCAAATATACTAAAAAAGAAAAAGGCCCCCAAAGGGGCCTTTCTCATAAGCAGAAATAAGATTACTTCTCAATAACCAAGTATTGTAAGTCTCCAGCGCAAGTACCTCCAGCTGTAAGCGTAAAGCCTGTAGTGGTTACTGCAAGGGTGTCCACATCAACGTTAGCTCCAGCGCCACCAGAAATAAGCACCAATGGAGCTTTTTCTTTAGCAGCGGCAAAAGTAACAACGGCAGTGTCGCCATCAGCCCAGGTTGCGGCAAAGGTCAAGATCCCCGCAAGGTCTGTTCCGTCGAGCGTACATGTTCCGTTACCAGCTGTTGTAGCTTCTACTGATGCAGCAGCAGCTCCGTCTTGAATTGCTGTCGTAATGAGCTTGGTAGCTCTAACTCTATCTAAGTGTCCCATTAAACCAAGTGTGTAAAGATGAAATTAACCTCAAGCTCGTTGTCACCAGTGACTGTCTGGTTTGCACAGATAGTAGTGAAGTAAAGCTTTCTAGCCTCGTCTGTGTATCCAGTAGCGGCAGCGCCAGAGGTACCGTCTTGCGTACTATCAGCAGCCCATCCAGCCGCACCGCTACCACCTTTCAGGTAGTAAACAGTATTTGCAGCGATGGCGGTACCCTCGTCGAGGAAACCGTCAACGTTAGTTCCGAGCTGGCTTCCGCTAGAAGCGGTTCCAATTTCGTAACCGATATCTCCAGCAGCACCCAATGTAACACCTCCAATAAATCTAACAATAACGTCAGAAAGGATGGTTCCAGCAGGCTGATCTACCTCAGCAACAACCTCAGCGTTTTGAACGAAAGCGTCTTTGATAACAACTCTCTTTGAAGCTGTAACAGCTCCAGATGTATACTTATATGTAGCCATAATGATTAAGTTTTAGTGATTTAGGGAGAGGCCGAAGCCCCTCCCCTCATCAGTTAATATTATCCCTTAATCAATACGTGCTGATTTGCAGCGCGAACGCAAAGGGCGATTTCTGATCTGTAGTGGAATACAGCCTGGTCTGTACCAGCGTCGCCGTTGTTGTTGTGACCCAACACGCCGCCACCAGTTACCCAGTGCTCCATTTCACGAGAGTATCCGTTTGCTTCTTTGTAGTGCATAGACAAAGCAGGTACAGAAGCACCGCTTCGTGCGTCAGCAACAGTACGCAAAGGAACCATAGCGCCTTGAATGAAGTTTGCATCAGCAGCACCCAACATAGTTGGATCGTTCAGCAATCTCCAGTCGTGCTTGTGGAAAGTGTAGCCACCGCGAGTAAAGCTCTTGAATCCGAGCTGTACCGCCATGTCTGGGCTGTTCTGGAATGCACCGAACTGACCTGGCAAACCAGCAGTAACACCAGTAGCGATACCAGCTGCGAGCATGTCGTCGATAGCCAAGTCCTGCTTTCTGTTTACGTACATAGCGTACTCAGAAGGAGCACCCTGCTTGTCCAACTCCATGATGATATCATCGAACTCAGCGAAGCTGTCCATTGGGTTAGAAGAAGCGCCAGAAACGTTGATACCTCTGTCCTCGATAGCAGAGAAGTAACCTTCAGAACCAGCGAAGTTCTTGCCGTCAACGGTGTAGGCTGTTCCTACTTTCTCGCCGAACAACATCATCAACTCACGCTTGTCTTCGAAACGCTTACGAGCTTCAGCCTCACCGTACATGAACCATCTGTAGTCTCCGCCACCCAAGTTTACGTAACCAATGTTAGTAGCTTGAGAGCCGTTTACTTCGTAACGATCCTTTACGATCATGTAAGGGTTCGCGTAACGAACCATACCTGGATCAGTGAAAGCAGTTGGCTGATCAGTTCCCTGCGCGTACAGGTTACCAATCTTCACGAGCTTGCCAGTAGCGTCGCTCAAGTCGCCAGCAGTAAAGTCGGCGCCATCCAAACGCTTAATAACAACGTTCACTTCCGAGCCAGTGCCGAAACCGCCAGATTGAACAACCACTCTTACGCCTGTCTCTGGATCCATCAGAACGTCGTTCTGCTGAACGTTAGCTTTGATTTCAGAGTCAGTCAATGTTGCTGTTGCAGTTGCAACAGCAGACAAGTCCTGACTTGTTGCCAACGCTCTGTGACGACGACCTTCTTCCCACCATTCTACCTGGTCAGAAGAACCACCGTTGTTTACAGCGCCAGTCAACTTCAAGAAGCCTGTCAAGCCTTGATCGCCATAAGTTTTAACCAAGTCAGGCATGATGTCCTGCTTAGTTGCTTTAATCAATTCGTCAATAGTAGTGTACGAATCGGGAGTAATCTTAAACCCACGGTTTAAATTACCTTGTTGAATAGAGAAATTGTCATTACCCGCAACCGTAGTGTTATCGAGGTTTGGGATATTGGTTCCTCTAGTAGTACCAATAGTAGCCATAATTATCTAATGTTAAATGTTAAAAGTAAGACCCCCGTTGCCACCGTTTAGAATTTGTTTTACTTGGTCGGCAAGAGGGTTTGTTTGTTGGTTTTGATTCCCCATCGGAGCGGCCTGAGTAGAGACATTAGACGCTGTGTCCACAAGTGTTCTCTGTCCGTCACCCAATCCTCTGGTGTAAGCAGACTTAACAATTCTGTCAATGTTGTCAATGACAGCCATGTGAGACGAAAGCAGGTCGTAATCCCAGCTACCATCCTCCCGTACATAGGGATCAAAGAACTCGTCGAGACGAGCTTGTTTGTCCATGAGTTGATCTTTGTAGTTTTCATCCAAACCGAACTCGAAGAGGTTGCCATCGCCAAGGTCAAACTCTAGACCCTCCAGCGTTTCAACTTCATCTACCATGTTTGAAATCCACTGCTCGTCAATCACGGACTGTGGTGCTTCGCTTTCGTACTCAGGAGCGGCATACCCTTGTCGGATATCCTCAATGCTCTTCCGAGCCTTGTCTCCGTCCATCTTCATTTGAAGCTTAGCAAGGTTGACCTCTTCCTCCGAATAGAGGTCGGCATCAACCTTGTATTTGCTGTTAACAAGCAAGTTGAGCTCATCGTAAGAAAGGTTAGGGTACTCATTCGACATTTGAATGCGAATGGCGGTCATGTCGTCCATACCTTCTGGATTCAATGACTGGAACCTAAACCAATCCTCTGGTGCGCGGCCCGTTTCCTCTACGAACCGTGCGATGGCTTCGACTCTTTCGTCAACAGCGTTAGTTTCTTCTTCTGCGTACAAATCATCGAGAGAAGTGATGTTTTCACCTGTCATCTCGCTGAGGTACTCAAATACAGCGGACTGCAATTCTTCGTCGCTGTACTGTTCCTCGCCAGCAGCTTCTTGCTGAGGCTGTTCTTGATATTGCTCTTGAACAGGTTCTTGGCCCTGATCCTGAGCTTCGTATTGTTGCTCCTGGACAGGCTCTTGAGCTTGCTCTTGAACTTGTTCAACTGGTTGTTCTGTAGGCGCTTCTACAGAAGCAGTAAGGTCCTCAGCGCTGCTGAAGACCTCAAAACCTGCAATGGTGTCTTTGTTTTCTTCCATTATATTTAATTAATTGTGTTTTTAGTATCTCCAAACCTGACCCCTCCAAGCTTGACCAGTGTCAATCTTAATAGACGTGAGGTGTGTGTTGATGATATCTCCAGCGGTCATGTTTATTGTCACGTACTGAGATCCATCACCTTCATAAAAGCCAGCAGCGGCTGGGTTGTCAGCCGCAACAAAAGCCTTTCCAGTAGCTGGGTTGATAAACGTAGTGTTTGTGTTGTCGACGCCATCAGCGACAGCAGCCAAATACTGAAATACCCCGCCCGCTTTTATTTTTACTGGCCCAGTAGTGGTGCAGTAAATAGCATCAAAGTGCTTGTTTGCACCCGCGATGAGTTCGTCATCAACCGCATCCAAAACGTAAACTTGTTGCTTTGCTCTATAGTTAATCATGTCTTGTCTATTAGCTGCCTCCGTATGGGGCGTCTGAGTTATCGTTACCGAACACGCCGTACTCAATCAATGAGTCAACCTTAGTGGCGTATACCTCATACTTCTTATCCGCTGCAACGGGAATAAAAGCAAACTCGCCACCCCCAACCTTGGCTACAAGAGGAGAGACGTCCTGAGAACCAGTGACGCCCGTTGTGGAGAAACCTGAGTCGGTATCGTTATGAATGTAGATGTAGTTCTCAAGCTCAGCCTCCATATTTTTAATGTAGAGGTAAGCCCTGTCAGAACACTGATTAGCCACGTAAACAGCAAGGTCGTTACTGTCTGCGGCTGTACCCTTTACTTTAGCCCTGATCAAGCTGCCAGAGTCACAGGTAAGATTAGCCACAGTAGTAAGAGCCAACGCGCTTGTAAGCACGTCAGCACTGTTCAGGCTGAGTGATGCGCGTACAATTGCCATTAGTCTTCGTAGATAACCATGAACTCAACAGACATGTTGTTATCGCTAGTCGTAACAAGAATGTCATTGAAGCCCTCGTAAGGGAAGAAAGCGAAGTCGCCAGCGTAAATCTTTCCTAGCTCGATATCGTCACCTGATGTAGCATCGTCGTTAGAAATGACAATAGAAACGTGCTCAGCAGCCGTGGTGGAAAGGTTCTTAATGTAAACCTTATGTGCCTTGTTGGCAGCAGCTGCCGTAGCTGGGTTGTAGTCAGTTCCGTCAATCAAGAGGTACTTGGTTACAGCAGTCCCGAACAGCTTTCTAGAAACGCCAGTTGTTTGATCCATTCCCGTAGCCGTACCAGCCTTGGTGAGTGTAGCTGTAGTTGACAGCGCAAGAGCGTCACCAGTCAGGTCAGCGCTCGAAAGTGTAAGTGTTGCAGTGGTTGTAGCCATTATTGTTAGTTATATGAATGCAAATATAGCAATAATTTATTACCTGAATCTCGCTGTCTTTTTCTTGATCTTGTCGGGCTGAGCAACGAACTGTTTACCTTTTCTATTGCCAGCTGCTTTGGCGCGGTTAGTCGCGGCTTTTTCACTTGATGATAGTGATCGCCACGCTGCGTCAGGCAGGTACCGTCTTTTACCTTCTGATTTCTTCCCACTAGAAGTTCTCCACTTCTGTCTGGTCCAGTCCTTAAGGCTCTGTTGTGATTTCTTTAATCGCATCAGTTCTTGTAGCCTCCCCCAGCTTTCTTGTAGCGCGACGCCAGAAGCTGTGCTTTTCTGGCTGACCATTGGCCTGGGCGGCCACCCTTAGACCCAGCCTTAATCTGGTTAAAGATGCGCTTACGCATTCCTGGCTTCGTGTAGTTTCCAGCTTCGTTCACACGGGATACCTTGCCGCCTTTATTAAATACACCTCTTCCTTTAAGGATGTCGGCCTTCGTAATCTTGCCGTCTTTATTGAGGTCTGGGAATTTCTTCGTCTTCATGAGTGACTAACGAGTTTGAACTTAGCTTCTTTAACAGCGCCAGGATGTGGTTTGTAATCTCCTTTCATAAGGAAGTATCTACCCCGATCTACCATCCAGTGAAAACCAGAAGGTGCAGGAACAGACTTCGTAGCAGAGCTAACTTTGAGCTTACCGCCCTTGTTGTACTTGACAGCATTCATTACCACTTAACCTTGTTGGCCCAATACGCTGCGCTGGTCTTGCCCTTGGCTATGTTCTTTCTGTGTCTGGCCTTGAATGACTTACGCTTCGCTTTCATGCGAGCGCTCTCACCAGCCTTGGGCTTACCAGCCGTGCTAGCCCCTCTCTCTCCGAAGCGGATAATCTTTACTTTACCGCCGTCTCGTACCGCTACGATATGCGACTTCTTCCCGCTTGGGGATCGCTTAGGTTTATTGAGCCCTGAGAGTCCAAACCGCTTGAGTTTCTTCTTTACATCTTCAGCCATAAGGCAAAGATAATAAAAACAAAAAAGGCCCAAGAAGGGCCTTCTTAAGATATATATCTCACCTGTATCCTTAATTCCCACTCCTTCAAAAATATTCCAAAAAAATAAACCGCCCCACCCATTTAGATCTCTGCGTCAGGGTCAGTCCAATCAGTTCCAGCCAACAGAGCAAGAATCTCTGCGTGAGAGTACTCCTGAGACTTAGTTGTAAGAGCAGCCACCGAAGGTGGTTGATCTCCTTCGTACTTCACAAAGCTCTGCGTGTTAGCTAAGTTCTTTCTCAGCGTATCTGCTGACGTCTCCATGACCTCTGAGAAGTCAATTGTGTCTACCTCTGTGAGGTCAAACACTACGTAATGTCTGTTTTCGAAATGCATTATAATCCGTGTTTTGTTTTACTTGCGTTGTAGTTTTGTAGAACCTGTGCAGCAGTCAGTTCTGCGTCGTACATAAGGCATTCGCCTATTAAGCCGTCGTAATAGTAAGTGAACTGGTCATCTGTTCCCTGACCAAAAGTTGCACCAGTATAGTTTACTACTGAACTGCCACTTCCTGTATTGATGATTAACGAAGTGGTCTGCGCCACCCCATTGATGTATATGGTTCCGCCTGACTCTGTCCTGCTTCCATCATGAGTAAAAGTAACCTGCCCTGGGTTCGCCGTCAAGTTAGAAGCCCTCCAGTATTGAGTGTGACTGTTATTGTGACGTGCCGCAGCCGTCATCACGTAAGTAGAAGTTGAAGTGTTGTAACTTATATACAAACCAATGAATGTGTACTCGCCGCCATATTCAAACGCACCGAACAGACACTGAGTGCCGTTCTTAGAATCGTGGTCGTAGAATGCGGACCACGTGTAAGCATCAGACAGGTCTGCAGGAACCATAGTGCTAGGCACAGAATTAAACGTGCCTGTGTAGTCGTTCGTTCCATCAAATGCAACCCAAACACTACCGCCCGTTGGTTGTCCTACGCCATTGTTATATGTTAAGTTGTAAGCCCCTGAACCTTGGTCAACAAGTTGTGTAGATGTTGTCCCACCAGACAAAGAAGCATCATAGTGGTGAATAAGATTTGAAGTGACTATACCAGACCCAGACGGTGCATCTTGCCCAGCGACTTTTGCAATGTCTGCCTTTGCTACATCGCTTATCTTGGACAAATCAGCCCAAGCAGTTCCCGTTACTTTATCAATAGCCATTACGAGAGCTCTATCCAGTCGTTAGAAGGATTAAACCAAATCTGTCCGTTTGTGCCGTCTAAGCAGTAGCCAACTACACGCACAACGTCTCCTGTTGTGTATGCAGACACATCGCTTGTTACATGTCCAGCCGTGGTCCCTACATACAATTCATCCCCCGTAGCTTCTGTGCCGTCGATAGCTGTAGCCTCCATCGTAAAGGTGCCTCTAAGAAGCATGCCGTCCGTATCTGATGTAGTACCCAACGCTATAGCGAGAAGAACACTGCCAGAGCTAGCAACAGCGTTTGCGTCTGCCTGAGCCCAATTTCCTGAAGAGTTGAAGTAGTAGAGATCACCTTGCGTCATGCTTGTAGTGGCACCAAAGTAAACCACGTCCCCTCTGTAGTCGTAATCTGTGTTGCTCGTTTTTTCTATCTTGACACCGATCGCAACAAAGTCTACGAACGTAACTGCACCAGCACCATCGGTTTGTAAAATCTGTCCTGTTGTGCCATCAGCAGTAGGAAGCGTGTATGCAGACACCTGGTTTGTAGTCCCGCCTATAAAGAACTTACCGCTATCTAGGTTGGGAATATCGTTGACTCTATCAATGGCCGACACCTTCATCTTTTGAATGTTGCTCCCGTTGGTCTGAAGGACGACACCTATGTTCTGAAGAAGATCAGTAGAGGCTGTTGGTTTAGTGGTCGTAAGGGTACCTGTGTTGCTTACGAATACAGTATCTCCTACGCTCACGCCAGTGAGCCCGCTTACAGTCTTGTTGAAAAGACCAGCAGTGATTATTTCTCCTGAAGAACCATCTGTGGTTTCTTCAAGCAACACCCCGATCGCTGGCATCTTAGCAGAATCATTAGCATCCGCCCTGCCAACCAAAATGCTGCTACCAGAGATGCCCTTAGCGTATACTGGCGCACCAGCAGAAAGCGTACTCCCTTCGTCGTTTTGGATTTGAAGGTATACAGACTCTACGTAATCCCAAGATGTATCATAATCAGTGTTGCTTTGCTTGACGATAACCTGACCCTCTAAACCCCCCGTAGGCACTCCTTGCCCGTCCGCACCAGAGACGCCCTGTATTCCCTGTGGTCCAGTAGGTCCAGTAGGCCCCGTGGCGCCTGTATCGCCTTGAATACCCTGCCCTCCCTGTGGTCCAGTAGGTCCAGTAGGACCGTTTGCGCCTGTAGGGCCTGTGGGGCCCGTAACTGTAGAATCCGCGCCAGTAGCTCCCTGTGGTCCTGTGGGGCCAGTAGCCCCCGTAGGACCCGTAGCCCCCGTAGGACCCGTAACTGTAGAATCCGCACCAGTAGCTCCCTGTGGTCCTGTAGGACCCGTAACACCTGTAGGACCAGTAGGACCCGTAACTGTAGAATCCGCACCAGTAGGACCCGTAACACCTGTAGGACCAGTAGACCCCGTAGGACCAGTGGTTCCTACCCTGCCTTTTTCAGTAACCGTAACGGAAATATCAGCTGGCTTAGTCACCGTAACCGTGGTTGGTGACGGAACCGTGATGTTTACTTGATTAGTATCGCTGTCGAAGTTTATAGCCATTAGTAGGTTCTAAAGTAGTTGTTTACATTCTGCTCTATTTCCCCTCTATGCGTAGACATGTCGTCATCAAAAATTATAATCTCTTGAGTGTTGTGCATTCCGTCTGCATCCGAACCTATTGCCTGAGTACCACTAAAAGGAACAACGGAATTATACGACGCCTGAGAAGTGCCCATAAAGGTTGCAAATTGCGCTTTGTTTAAGACGCCTGGATTCGTGCCATTAGAGTAAAGATCTCCAGTGCCTGCCCCGCCAGTGTTGCCGCTTTGAGCTACGTAATAATTGCTGCCACTTGATGCGCCACGCCACAAACCTCTGCGATCTCCATAGCGGCTGCTCACAGCAAAAAGATGACCGCTGCTAGCAGAAAAAGCGGAAGTCAAGGTCATCCTGTTGTACTGGCCTGAGACGTACTTTACAGACGGCTTATTATTCTCCATCAAAACTTTGCCCGTAGCTCCATCATAAATTTTTGGCATGCTGTCGGTTCCAGAAATATAAGCAGTGTTAGAAGTACTAGCCTGACTGTACCACTTCGATACAAACCCATCGTTCACTCCGCAGTGAGAAGCTATGGCGGGTACATCAAGCTCGTTGAACTCATTGAACCCTATGTCAGCATAGCTAGTTCCGTTATACACCTCCATGCAATAACCTGTGTAGTCAGATCTTAATTTTCTTACGCTATATGCCACAGCTGCATTTGTGTAAGTGTCGAGAGGGAGGTCATAGTTCAGCTGACCAATCGTATAGTAATCGTTTATATTGGATTCTATTTCTTTTCTTTGAGAGGATTTGTTCGCGCTAAAGACGAGAAGCTCTTGAACTGGCCTATCCATAGCACCCAAAGGAAAACTAATAGAAACCCCTCCAGCGGTTGAAGGCAGGGACCCTACGGTTTTAGAGCCAGTAAAATTGTATCCGTCATGACGAGTTATAAAAACAGACGCAGACGTCGATCCATCAAAGTGAGCGCTCTGCATAGCTCCAAAACCAGCGTTTGTCTGACCTACGTTTGGGTAGCCTGATCTATCCACACCAACACGTTCGTCAGAGTTATCAGTATGATAGTGTGTAGGTTGCGCACTTGTTCCGCTTCTCCACCCCACTTGACTCAATCCGTTCTGATCTATCAGAAAGATGCCATCACCATATCCCGCAGCATCTATCACGCAAAAATAAGAATAGCCCCCACTTAGCTCTGCATCAAAACCTGAGTTAGACAAAACCGTACTGACGCCAACGGAGTCATTTATGGCTGGCTTTGTGTTTATGCCAGAAATACGAGGAGTGTTTACGTTAGATCCGTCAAAAACCTGTGGCTGTATAGTTGTGCTGGTTTGAGAGAGGTCAATTCCGTTTGGCCCCTGATCATACCAGACCTTTACGTACCCGTTCACCCCAGATCCGCAAAATTCAGAAATAGCATCTACGTCTACGACATCATTTGCGTCAAAGTAAATATCTGTTTCTTGGTCGTCACTATCTCTCCTTATAGTGAGTGCTGGACCGCTGTATGTAGATATCAGTCTACGCAAAGAATAAAACGCGGCAATATCCGTTTGATCATCTAGAAAGCGATTAACAGCAACTGGCCTGCTTGAGGCAACTGATTGAAAAAAATTACCCATTATGGCGTGACTTCTCTTTCTCCAGTTAACGTATAGACATTTGAAGCTGTGCGTTTCAAACCTATAACAGAGTATTGACCAGACGTCTTCAGCGTCTCTGTGCTGTTTATTGTTACCCCTGTATCTGCAACAACAGTTACAACACCTGTACCTCTCTGCTCTATTACGAATTCAGCATATGCATCATAAGCAGCAGAGGCTGGCACTGTTAAATCTATCGTTGATGATGAATTGCACACTAAGTACTTTGTCGTGTGAGAGCTGGACAGGGTGGTGTCTGCTGTTATCTCTACGACGTCAAAAGTGGTGCCGCTTGGACCCTGTACGCCTTGTGGACCCTGGGGTCCAACAGCAGAACCAGGAAGCGACTCAACTTCAAATAAAGCTTGAGTAGCATACACAGCACCAGTAAGAGTAGAAGCATCAAAATGAAACACCTCCACGTAATCGTTTGCAGAAAGCCTCACCACACGAGTTACATTGTTGCTGTTCTCGTTTTGGCCGTTTGAAGCACGTATATACCCGTAACTTTCGCCTACAAGATCCGTGGTTCCATTAACCCTAAAGAAAGTTGTAGGAGTGATTCTTGCGCTACCAGAATAAAAAGACAGATTTGCCGTCAGTCTATAAAGGCCATCCTCAGAAACCGTTATCCTATTGTTGGTGGTGTCAGCAGTAAGGCCAGACCCCTCGCTGTCATCCGCTGTGTTGAACGCTGTCTTTACAGGTGTTGCGCTAGTGAAGTCTTGTTGGCTTGCACCTCCCTGAAGCACGTCGCTTCCCATCTTAAGGCTGAGGTAGTCAATCGTAGTACTTACAGATACTGTAACATCCCCCAGTCCGTTACTGGGAGACAACCCAATACCAGAGCCAGCTACGATAGATGTAACCCCGCCCTCAATGGTTCCTGGTTCCCATTGACTGGCTGCGTTGTCCCAAACCAAAGCCTGACCGTCAACAGGTGCTACTGTAGTGGTGTCTACGTCGTTGAGATCATCTATGCTGCCTACCGTGCTTCCTGTGGGTCCTGTCACTCCTTGCGCACCTGTAGGTCCTGTCACTCCTTGCGCACCTGTAGGTCCTGTCACCCCTTGAACTCCCTGTATGCCTTGAATTCCCTGAGCGCCAGTAGGTCCAGTAGGCCCAGCCACTGTTGAGTCGGAACCAGTAGCCCCTGTAACCCCTGTTGGACCTGTGGCTCCTGTTGGGCCTGTAGCCCCTGTTGGACCTGTAACGGTTGAGTCAGCGCCCGTAGCTCCTACATCTCCTTGTGGGCCAGTAGGTCCAGTTGCGCCTGTAGGGCCTGTAGGGCCTGTAACGGTTGAGTCAGCGCCCGTAGCTCCTGTAGGGCCAGTGGGTCCTGTAGTACCTTGCGCACCTTGATTTAAGTTCAGGGTTACTTTAGGCATTATACAGTTGTTGAGATATCCTCTTTTACTATGAAGTTTCCTTTGAGGATAGTTGTAACGTTCTCAAAATTATTGGCTATGTACTTGTACTGAAGATCATAAACGAAAGTACCCACGGGCAAAGCAGCTGTGTTGGCAGCAGTAGCCCTTAGGGTGACATTACCGCTGTCGTCTTTGTTTTCGAAAACAAAAATAGGGGAGTCCGCTTCTTTGTCTTTTGGCACCTCTTGAGTAGAAGACTCTTTAAGAGAAGAGGCAGCAACCAAACTCCTCTTGGGGGCAGCAGAAACCTGACTGGTTTTAGTTACTCTCCTAGAAGATGCAGTAGAGGACGGGGTTTTTACTTGAATGACAAACTCGTAGTTGTCAGTCAAAAGAGGTAGGTTGTTTCCCGCGTTATCCTTTATATTTAAAGACAGCTCGAACGAATCACCACGCCTAATAGTGATGTCTAGTTTTTCAGATACGTCTAAGTTTGCTTTGCTTGCCATGTTACCCTAGTAGTGAGTTTACAATATTGTCTACGCTATCTCCAGATTCTGGGAGTTCGCCTCGCTTGCCTTGGCGTTGAGAAAGGAGTTTGCTTTGCTCAGAAGCCTGTTTCTTAACCCTGTCGTCTTTTCTGTCTTCTTTAAGTACCTCAAGCTTTTCTTTGAACTCTTGTTCTTCGGTTCTAAATCCAAGTGTAGCTTGGGCCTTGATAAGCTCGATCTCCTTTCTAAACTGATGTTTTACTTGCTCTAATTGAGCCTCAAGCTGACTCTTAAGTTGCAATTGCTGGGCTTCAAGTTGGGACTCCATTTGCATTTCCTGCATCTTGGCTTGAGAGGCCGCTTGCGCAGCCTGTTGAGCCTGTTGAGCCTGCATCTGAGAGTTTTGCATTGCCATCTCTTGCTGTTTGGCCATTCTTTTCTTGCGGCGGACGACAAGAAGGCGCTCCGCTTGATTGACATCCTTCATGTTTCGGATCGCAATCGCATCTTCGATGTCTAGCTCTTTTTGTTGAAGAGACATCTGGATATTCTGTTCAAGATACGCCCTGTCTTGATCCTCCATTTCTTTTACTACCTGTACCCCGAAATTGTACATCGGAAGGTCCTTAAATGAAGAAAGGACAGACATGTTTTCTTTGCCTACGGCGTTCTCGTAAATTTTATAAAGAACAGATTCAGCGGGAAGAATTTGTATGCATTTTACGATGTCCTCACACACCTTCTTGTAAAGAATCATGGATGCATTAGTGATGTCGTAGATGGCATTATTGCCAGCTGCGATAGCGTTCTGCTGCACCCCTACAAGCGTATCGCCCTTCGGAGTGGAGGCATCCATCATCTCGTTTATTCCCGTGGTGTCTCGGATCATTCGGAGATAATGGTTGTACAAACCGATCAGCTCATTGATGTTTCGAATGCTGTTGCCTATCTCTCGAACAGGAGGGTTCTGGAATCCACCCTCTGGGTTCTTGCTTCTGTAGTAGAAGACACCCGTCTGCTCGTAGATATCATGGAGGTCAAGCGGCTGGAGCTCCCCACCCTTTCCGAGCTGTACGTTTTCTAGACCTTCGATGTCGATAATCAACCCATCAGGCTTAGCCTTCGCAATGGCCTGCTGAATCTTGAGGTGAGTAAGCTGAAGCATATCGGCAAACCCAGTACAGCTGTCCACCATGGATTTCGGCATCATGTTCCGCATATTGGTAGCGGTCACAGAGTAAGATAGCCTAGCTTTTGAAATATCATGCACATTTTTAGGGATGTTCCTCACCATCCCATAGTTAAAGATGAGGTCGCACCCATCCATGATGTAGCTTCCACCGTAAACTGTTGCCACCTCCATTTTGTGAGGCTTTCTTTCAAAAACACTGCCTTGCTTCTCCTCATAGCCAAACCCCTTCATGAAGAAATTCACGTTTCCAAAGCGGTTTTCTTTTTCTTCAAAATAGATGCAGTCAACTGAGATGAACTCAAAATCTAAAACATCTACCATGTACTCATCGTACCCATACTCTTGTCGCATCATGCGCTGGTTGTACGAGTGCCTGTTAAAAGCATTGGGGTCGTTACCTTCTTTGTTTTTGACTGACTTGGCGATCTTTTCGAAGTCCTCTTCTGAAAGCTCGTGCCCAGCAATTCTCTTTAGCTCTTGAATTGAAATGGACTTGACATGACCAGCATATATCATGTCGTTGAACCCAGGGTCTTCTGTGTAGCTATGAATAAACTTAGCTGGGTCTACATAATCAGTCTTAATGCCTTCGTTAGGGTCGTTGCTTCTTTTTACGACCGCCATGCCGAGCGAAACCAAGTCGTTAACGCATCGACGCAAAGTGCTATCATTAAAGTCATTCCAGGATAAGGTCATGTTTGTGCCAATCTGAGCGGCGATTTCCGCATCAGTCTTGACATTGGTACCCAGGAGGATTTCAGCCTCCTCTAAAGAATCAGGCAGTTTATCGGGGTCGTCCCCAATTACCATACCTGTGTTTTCTTTTAACTGCTGTAACTGTTTTTTTGCTTCTACTTGAATCTCTACTCTTCGTTTTCGATTGTTTTTTTCCGAAGACGAAAGAGGGTCAACAGCCTCAAGGTTTGGGTATGGGTTTCGAGAGAGGATTTTGTTTACCACTACCCGAACAAACTTTGGAAGTACAGGAACTGGAGTATAATCCAGGTTCATAAGGCTGCCATCCCCGTCATTAGGATTAAGAGATCGCAGCAATTTTTTATAAATGTTCGTGTCCTGAGTACCGTTAGCGTAGTCTCGGCTTCGCTCAAAAACAACATTGCGCTTCCCGTACAAAGAAGTAGCGCTTGTAATCTTACCCCACTGAGACTCAATAGCTTTTGCGTACTTAATCCCGTAGTCCTTGCTTTTTTTTACCTCTGTGTCTGCAAGCGGGTCAGGAAAAGAGCCTTTACGTTTGTTGTTTGTATTGTTCATGTGTCTGATGGAGCTCTACGCATATTCTGCAAATATAGCAAATCCATCCTAGACCTTGTATTTCCTAAAAAACACCTTTTCCGTAAAGTCTGCTTTTGGTTTTTCTTTTGTTTTTTGAGCAGCAAGTAAAGCCAGCCCTGAGCTAATAGTCAAGTCAAACTTGGTACGCTTGTCTATCTTAAAACCTATCCAATCTTCTAGCGTCTTATTAAAATACATATTGCCTACCTCGCCTGTTTCATGGTTTATACCGACGCTTTCGTGAATGTATTTTTCTATGGACTGGGCATGTGATTGAATCACATCTTGCGAGTTAGAGGGGATACCTTTTGTCTTTACGTTGACATGCGATGAGGAACTCATTAAGTGTTTTGGTCGATCCATTAAGTAACCGTCGTAACCTCTTGATTCAAAGTATCTTGCAATACCATACTTGTTGTTTTCTATAAGTAGCGGATACCCGTAGAAAAACGCACACATCAATACGTCCTCATAGAAAATGCTCGCCAGATCTGGACGCGAAGCGTATTCTACAACAAACATGTTTGAAGGGCGATTCATGCTAAACTTGTTGTACATATGTAGAGCTCCTTTCGAACCCCTCCCGTCTACTGTGGCGTCCAAGTCATAGGAGTCAACTCCTCCGCAGCCGTAGTTGCCAAACGGGGGCACTTTTTTGCCTCTCTCCTGACGTATCACATTTCTTTCGCTGGGGTCTGGCATCCAGCTTACCCTGAACCTGCCGTTCGGAGTAGGTGAGAACACCACCTCTTTGTCTTTTTGTTTCCAGGTGAAGTTGCCCACTACGACTGGATTGGGATACAGCTCTTCGTTGTGCTCAATCTGTTGGTAGATCTTGCCAATGTTGAACAGGCTACCCTCGATGCTGTCCCTGAATGCTTCGTCTTCAGTAAATGGGAACTGGCGTGTTACCTCGTTAAGCTCAGAGGGGTTGTCCTTAAATGACTTCCGCTCGTTTTTAAGGTATGTCTTGCTTCCTATCTCTATGTTGTCCGCGTCTATACCGAGGACTGCGCTTTCAGGATCTTCTACAACGGCATTACCATACTCATCAAAGAACCCCTCTAGCGCTTCATACGCAGGGATAAAAATACGGTATAGCCCAGATCGGGTCCGCCCGTTGTTGTTTCGCTCGTTAGGATCAGAATCATACCACAGCCCCTTGTATTCCTCCCCGCCTTTGTTCATAGGGTTCACCGTGCTGCCTACCAGGGCTTTACCCACTACCTTTCTACCAACGATAAGGCATGTACGCTCGATGCGCCACGCCTCTCGGATATCGGTAGGCTTTTCCCACTTGCCTGCCTCATCGAGATACAATAAGTGCAGTTTCTCGCCATCGTATGCGTTGTTCGTGGTGTTCTTCCAGTTAATTACTGTATTGAGTGCATCTCCCCTGAAAGAAGTCTTGTTGTTTTTCGTGATGCGCTTCGACGGCTCACGGAACGCCAGCTCCATACGAGGGTTTGTGGTACCGTCCTGGATAGGCTTAAAGAAGAAGGGATAGCCTCTAAAAATAGAGACTACTTTTTTCATGAAAATATTTTCCTGGGCGTCTTTACCAGTCTTCGACTGAATCCCCAAAAGCTTCTCTTTAACTTGGCTAGCTTCGTCAACAAGGACAGCAGAGCATACATTAGTGTAGCCAGAACGACGACACTTAGTATATAGCTGACCGAAACAACGGGGATCAGCTTCACAAGCAGCCATGTGGAGAAAGATTTCCCTTTGGAAAGCGAGGTATGATGGGTATCCGATATCAATTTTAGACCATTGTAGAAACATATAGTGTCGCCCTGTAATATACGTAGGTTCCCCATTATTGTAAAACCACACACCGTCGCGCCTACGCTGAAACTCTTGTTCGATGTAAGCACGAAACTTCTTTCGAAACTCGGCAGGTTTTTCGAGCCACTCATCCATACTGCGAATCCTTTGCAGTTCTTCGGGCATAGCGATGCGTTGCCACATCTGCATTGCTTTTGGTTTGTCATGGAAGAGAATCTCCGATCGCTTTGGTTTCTTTGGGAGTACAACGAGTAACCCATGGAGTTCGATGATGTCTCCCTCTGTACCGTTAGGGTCGATCTTAATCCCTTTAGTTTCATAGCCTTCTATGTCAATCAGCACGGACATCAGTAGCTCTGGCCGTGAGGGTTCATCCTGCCCAGGGCTGCTACGCCTTTCTTGGGGTTAGTAAGTTTCATCTGAGCTCCGCATTCGCATTGACCTTCCACGTAATAGGTCTCCCCGTCTTTTACTTTCATAGTAAGCGATCGCTCAAAGCGCTCCTTACCACATTCTGGGCAATGTAAGTCTGGCATGTTATTTAATTTAATTCGTACACCCGACAGGATTCGAACCT